CTTAGCGGACGCGGGAGACTGGGGCTCAAACGAAACCGTTTTGCGGATCAGGCTCGCCGCACTCCAAGCTCTTCCGCCGCTCGCGCCGTCCGCGATACCGGCGCCCGACGCCCCCTCTTCGGCGATCGTGCGCGCCCTTGCGGTGATGGCCGGCAGGCCAATCGCCGAGGCGCCAAACTTTCAGACGAGCATCGCCGCCATCGACCGAGATTCAGATGCGCTGGACGAGGCGATCGGCGAGCAACACGAAATTCTCGCCGCGATCGCGGACATCCTGACAGCGAAGTATTCCGAGCGGCTCCGGCCGGCTTGTCATGCGCTCAACCTCGAAATGTTTCGCGCCGCGCAGCAACTCGCGAGATCAACAAATAGAATGAGGAAGTTTCGCGCCCGGGTTTCTCGCGCGGGGATTAAGGACCGCAGCGACATTTTATGGACGCCCAATGTTCGCGGCCCGTTGGTGCTGGGGAACGAGGAAGAATGGGACAGTGAAATCTCTGGATGGCGGCGGCTTCTTGAAGGCCGCGGCGTGTTGTAGGAAGTTAAACGATGAACCAATTCTGGACTTGGCGCCGCGAAATCGAGGCCGAACTGGCCGAAGCAGAGCAACAGATCGCACTCGCCGAGGCCGACCTGGCGGCGGCCCAGCAGGAGAGTTACGTCGCGGCCTCGTATTGCGACGGCCTGGACCAAGCACTGGCGCAGCTTGACGGCCCGCCGGTCGCCTACGCACTCGGGCGCCGGATGGGCCAGATCTTATCGGCGAAGCGTGCGGCAGTGGCCAAGGAACGGGCGGCAAAAGGCCAGTTGGACCAGAAACGGGGCGTGATCGCCGACCTCGCGGATGCGCTTCGTCAGATCGACCAGATCGCGGCCCCCGCCGAGGTGCCCGATCCGCGCCTGGAGACGCGGCTTACTGCCTCGGAGCAAGCATAATGCAGCGCTCGGCAGCAATGCGGCAAACAGCGGCGGCGCCGCGCCGGTTCAAGTTCTTCGGCGTCGGGGAGCGGCAGGTCCGCGTCATCGTGTCCGACGCGACTCCGGACCGTTGCGGCGACGTAATAGAACCGGGCGGCATTCGCCTCGCAAATTTTAGACTCAATCCGGTTGTGCTCCGCGAGCACGACGTCAACGCGCCGATCGCACGATGCACGGAGATCGGCCTCCAAAACGGCATCCAAGGCGGCGACCAGCTCGTGGCACTTGTCGAGTTTCCGCCCGCGGGGACAAGTAAGCGCGGTGACGAAACCCTGGCGCTACTTAAGGCCGGCGTCCTCAGCGCGGTATCGATAGGCTTCCTGGTAATCAAAGGGGAGCCAATACCTGGCGGCTTCCGGTATTTCGATACCGAAATGTTAGAATTTTCGGTTGTGTCGATTCCCGCGAATCCCGCGGCATTGGTGGTCGAGCGCGCCTGGCGCGGCGTGGAACACCGCGTGACCCGCGGAACGGGCAACGTCGCGGTTCAGCTCGCCCGCGCCAGGAAGATCGCGGCGCGCGTGCGCCCACCCGGGTCGCCAGCAGCCCGAGCATCCGACCTCGCGAAAGCTCGGGCGATCACGGCGCGAATCCGGGGATCCGAGCCCGACGCGGCCGAGGCATTTTTCGCGCAGGAGGAATCGCGGCGCCGCGAGAGCGCCAGCGGACTGCTGCGGGTCCTCGCGGCGAATCAGTGGTAGACCCCCGTGGCAAGTAATTCCGGGTTTGCGATCAACGTTGCCCTACAGGACAACGCCAGCAAAGGCCTCGATGCGATCAACAAACGAATCGCCGCGTTGCAGTACACGGGCGACAGGCTAAACAAAAGCCAAGCAAAATTCGGAGAAACCAGCGGAATCAACAGAGTTGCCGAGGGGATGTCGACGCTCGGGGACCGCGCGCTCGGGGCTGCGCGATCGATGGAGCGCCTGGCCGGGCCAACGGCGGCGATCACCGGCGCGGCCACCCTTGCTGGCCTCGCGGAGCTCGAACGCCGATGGGGCGCGGCCGGAAACGCGATCTCCAAGACTGCTTACATTCTCAGCGCGCCGGTCGGAAAGCTGAGCGCGCTGCACGGCGCGGCGGAACTCGCGGGCAGCTCTATCGATGCGATGGATAGTAGTCTGGCGGGCCTTCAAAGTGCGCTGGACGGAGTGCGTTACCACACGGCGGACGGCCCTCTGGTAGCGTTGCTGAATCAGTTCAAGATTTCGGCTGACGGGGCCGGGGGCGGCGCGCGGAAGGCGGTCGATGCGCTCGCCGACGTCGCCGACGCGGTCGCGCAATATAAGGACCCGGATGCGCAAAAGAACTTCCTCAAGGCGCTGGGAATGTCGCCGGACCTGCTGCCGCTGCTGAAGAACGGTAGCGCGGGGCTGCAAAAAGAACTTCAACGGATGCAGGGCACCGGCGGGGTGCTGACCTCGGAAATGGCCGAGCACGCCACGAAAATGAATGCGTCGTGGGTCGAGCTGGGAAAGACGGTAGACGGCGTCGGGAATCGAATCGTTGATAGCTGGTCCGGCACAACGACGAGTGTTGTGGACAACATTTCGCATTGGATTCAACGAAACGAGGACCTCAAGGTCTCTATCGGCAAAATCTCGGTGTCCTACACGGACCTCGCCGCCGATCTGGGCCTCGCGATCGGCGGCCTGGCCACGCTCCGGCCGGCCCTTTGGATTCTCCGCGGGCTCGGCCTCGCGACGCTCGGCGAGGCGGGCGCGGCGGCAGCGGCGGGTGGCCTCGCGACGCTCGGCGAGGCGGGCTTGGCGGCAGCGGTGGGTTACGAGGCCACCCACGTTGGGTCGACCCAAAGCCAGGCTCTCGAAGATAAAATTATGGGGGGCACCAATGCGCAGCGAAACCCGGAGGCGGTGGTTGGGCCCGCCGACCAGCCGCCGAGCACCGCGCTCGGCGACTGGTGGCGGCGAGCGATGCCAAGCTGGGTCCGCGGCAGTTCTTCCGCGACCGAGACGGGCGACGCCTCGCGGGGCCATATTGACCTGTCGATGTCCCCCACGAAGCGCGGGTTTTTGGAGACGATCGCAGGCCCCGAATCCGGCGGAAGATACGACATCAAGAATGGCTGGCGGCCTGACAACGACAACGGGCAAACGCGGTTTCGCGAATATCGCGATTTTCCGCCTGGCGTGGCGCCAGGGGGCACCAGCACGGCCGCGGGCAAATATCAAATTACGCAGGGGACCTGGACCTCGGCCGCCGCGGCCGCCGGTTTAGACGACTTCAGCCCGGCGAGCCAGGATAAGGCGGCCTGGTATATTGCCGCGACGCGGTATCGCGGGTTGACCGGCGGCGACCTCGAGGCCGATCTGCGCGCCGGCGGAAACGACATGAAGATTGCGACCGCGCTCGGCCCCACCTGGCCGTCGCTTCCTGGTGGCTCGCAATCCCACCAGTCGCTGGAGACGTTCGACGCTTCGCTGAAGGCGAACACGGCCGCCGCGGAGGCCTCCGTCGCGCCGACCGGCCACATCGCGGTCGAAATTACCCACCGCAACGCCCCCCCCGGCACCTCGGCGAAAGCCGTCGCCTCCGGCCAGGCCTCCGTGCGGTTCCGGACCGAAACCGGCATGCCGACGGGGTTTTAGCCGATCGACGGCGCCGCCGGGCTTGTGGTTGGCGGTGCCGGCGTCTGGGGCGCCTGCGGAGGCAGCAAAAGCTGCTGATTGATGAGATCCAAGGCCTGCGGCTCCGGCAGAAATGCGCCCGGCGGCATCAGAATCAAGTCGGCGTGCGTGCCGGACAGGTCTTTCCGATACGTTACCGAACCGATAATCCACGGCACCCCCGCAAGGCCCGCGCCCGGGGCGTTGATCGTCGCGAGCATGTTCGGAGTCCACAAAACGCGCGCGCTGTCTCGCCACGAATCGCAAGTAATCGATGCCGCGTTGCTCCGACCAAATCTGCGTGCCAGTTCCCAGTTGGCTCGCTGCTCTGCGAAGGCGTTGGCCGGCACGTTCAGCAAACCGTCCGGCGGCTGCGGTGACTGCTCCGATGTTATTATCCGCAAACGGAATTCGCCCAGCGTTGGGTCCGGCACGTCGGCGCGCCGGTTAAGCAGGCTGCCAAGCTGCGCGAGCTGGTCAATGCCCGAAAAAACCACGAGATATTCGCTATACCTCTGATCTACGGAGACTTCCGCCTGAATCGCTTCGATGTTTCCTGGCATGGAAAATCCGGACGCGTGTGATTTTGTCCCGACCCTGTCCAGCACCAGGTTGCCGTTCTGGTCCTCGTAAACCAGGAATCCGCTGTAGCGGGCGACTGTTTCTATTATCGAGTAGGGGGTGTCGCCCAGCGAAATTTGTATCGATCTGATCGCGTAACCGAGATCCGATACTGCGCTCCGTGCAGTAATGCCGTACGAATGGCACAGTTTTTTCGCGACATCCAAGCAATTCGGCGAAGTCATCTGGCCGCCCTTCAGCACTGGATCGTGGACAAGATCGGCAGAACAGTCGACCAGATTCCGAGTAATCCCGCGCCCGCTGATAGTCACGACGTGGGCGCGCGGGTCTACATTTATAGATCGCCGGTCGATCCAGCCGGTTATTACCAGATCCCGGCCGATGAGGATCTTGCACGACTGGCCCGGCCGCGTTCCGTCCAGCGCCGCGCCTTGCAGGAACTCGGCGCTGGCCGTGACCGCGAACGTATTAGGCATCGTCTCGCAGGATCGACTGATGCTGACCGTTTGCCAGCCTTGGAATTGGTTCGAGCCGACCAGGACAGTCACCTCGTCGGGGCCGGAGTCAGACATGTGCACCTCACTGGGAAACCCCGAGCGGCCGGACCTATACCACAGTCCGGCGCGCCACGGGAGCCGAGAGCGACTCGGGTTGCACGGGCGCGACGCACTCGCAGCGGTCGAGCCGCCGCAAAAATATTTTGCGAACCAAAACGCCGGAAGTTTAGGACCGGCGTCCCGTTGTCGTGCCCCCCAAACCGCCCTCCAAGGCCTTCGAAAA